CTGTTGCAATTAGCAGAAGGCAGATAGCGTAAATCATTTTGAGTAGATGTCTTGTAATTGTCCAATAAGGTAACAAGCTACTAAAAATACGGCTAAAAGTTGTGCGGTTTCTTTTTTCATTGTGTTTAGTTTAGTTAATTGTATAATGTTTGTTTAATAATTAATTTTTGACCAATATTCTACATTTTGTATTGTATTTTTATCATCTGCACTTATCCAATTTACACCATTGTAAAAACCTATACATCGCTTATATTTACAATACTTTGTTTCTATAATAACATATTCGTTTAAATCTGGCATAACAGTATCTTTATGATACCAAGTTATATATTCTTTTTTAATATACTTATGAGTGCTTGTTTTAATTTCTTTAGTTTGCATTGTGTTTGTGTTTAGTTAGTTAAATTGTGCGTTGAATAGTCGCACCCCTATTTTGTTTTAATTAAGTTTAGATAACTTTTCTTTAATTTGTTTGTAATCTAACTTTGCTAATGGTTCTGCTTCTTGTTGTGTAAGGTTGTACTTATTCATTAAGAATAAAAGCCTTTCAAGAAATGGGTTTCCGTTCCAATTTAGTTTTGTGATTTCCATTTGTTTTGTGTTTAGTTAATAAATAAAGAACTATTATAAAACGAATATACAACTTATTCACATATCAACAAAATAAATTGTGATGAACGGGCATATAAAATGATGACCGGCGAATTAAATAAGAAATGCAACATTGTTGCAATTATAGGAAAGCGTATCTTCCTGTACCACGCTTTAAACTGAAATTCTGCCAAGCAAGAGCTAAACTCATTACGGCGTCATCGTGAAAGCCTGAAGGTGCTGAGTACTTGACACCTGTTGCAGTATATTGATATTCAAAGACTTCTAACTCTTGACTGATTATGCCCTCAGGATAGCCTATTTTCCCTTGATGTATCGCAGCTTGTAGTCCTTCCATTAGTTGCTGCTTACTTGAACTTGTGAACTTTAAACCCTGTATGTTTACCCCTTCTCTTTGTAGGTCTTCGAGTATCGGGTCGCCAACCCCTGTGGAATCGACAAGGATAGGGCATTTAGACAGTCTAAGTATGTTTTGCTTAGTATTATGCCAATCCATTTGAAAGCGGTCAAAATAAGCTACATTACCGTCTTCGTCTAAACCTACTATTACAGTCCAATCGACTGACTTAGCTAAGTCAATCCCGTATGCTACGACAGGCATAGTCGTAACAGGGTGTATACACTTTCGAATATGCTGACTCCCGAATGGGTTTGCTGCGTTTTCGGCAGGGTTTGCCATATACTCTTGCTCGAATACAACCTCAGGTAGTTGTCTACGGGCATCGTCTATCTCTTGTGGGTCTATGTAAGGGTTATCGTATGTAGTGAACTTGAAACTTTGCCAATCAGGTTCTGCTTTGCTAAACAAACTAAAGAAGTAGTTTTTGCCTTTAGGGGTGCTTAAGAATATAGCTTTACCCTTGTAGTCAGTCAAAGTAGGTCTTATCGAGTTTAGCCACCCGTCTTCTAAGTTAGATATAAAAGAAGCTTCGTCTATTACTGCTAAATGAAACTTCAGACCACGCAGATTGTCTAATCTTTCGCCTGTAAAGAAACGTATACTCCCGCCTGTTATGAAAGTAATAACTAAATCGCTTTCGTTCTTAGAGTATATCTCTAAAGGCAATAAGTCTACTATCTCTTTAAAAAATATCTTGCCTAACTGATAAGTCGGTGTTATGTAAGCTACACGCTTCTTATTTACCGCAGTTTCTATGCTGATTGTTTGGCTAATCAAAGACTTGCCAAATCTACGACCTGCCATCATTACAATAAATCTACTGTCGCAGTCAAGTACTTGCTTCTGCGCAGGGTGTGGATTATGTAACTTCAAGCCTACTGTCTGCATTATCTATCGTAAGTTATTTTAATCTCACTTACTTCGTGTTTGTTTTCTGACTTCTCTACTAAGCTATTCAATCGCTGCGTTATGCTTGGATTGTATACTCCTGCCATACCACCTTCGATTTGGTCTTGTCTAATTGTTTTCTTAATACGCGAACAGATAGTACGAAAATCCTCGTAAGCATTATCTGTGTTAGCAAAATACTTACCTAAATCTGATATAACCCCTTGATTGTAACAGTAGTTTTCAAAACCTTCAATCGTCAAAGGTCTTTCTCTAAGTCTGTAAACTTCGTCACCATCTTTGCCTACAAAGTCGTGTACTTTAATAGGATTGCTTTTACAATACTCGCAATACTCAGTAAAGTATTGAAGCATCAATTCAGGCGTTTCTATTGCTTTATGTCTACCCATCTATCTTGTTTTTATAGTGTTGGCATATTCTGTCCATTACTGACAAGTAATATGTGTTAAAATCTTTATATCCTTCGTTGTCTTGTTCGTATGTTTTGTATAAGATGCCCCTTAATCTTTGGCTCGGTGTCTTAAAGGTGTCTGGGTCTGCCTTTAGGTTTTCTACTACGTCTTGCTCTTCTTTGCTAAACGGCTCTTCTTTGATTGCTAAATAGCAGAACTGTTGGTTAAGCTGAAACAGAGAAGCAGCATCTTTAGGGCTTAGTTCTTGTGTTGCTATTGTAAGCTTAATTGTCTTGTCTTTGCGTGATGCAATGCTTTCTATTTGACTTGATAATAATATCATAGTATTCCGTTAATTATGTCGTTTGCTTCGTCTAAAGCATCTTCTTGGTCTAAGTAAGTATCTATGTCTGCTATATGCTTGTTGATTAAAGTTTCTGCCATTGCATAGGTGTAGTGTCCTATGGTAGTCATATCGTCTCCGTTTTTACCCGTCTTACATACCGCAAGGAAGTAAGCTTTGTGCGTAAGGAGTAGCCATATAGCGTTTAACTTTCTCATCTGCCTTGACCTTTGTATGCTTTTGGTCTTGGGTTATGCTTATTATAGGACTTCTTTGCAGAGCCTCGCTTTCGCTTTCCAAAGTTTACTTTACTGCTATTTTCTTTAATCTTTGCCATATAATTTGCTCCAAGTTGTAGGTTGTGATAAATCTTTTATTTTGTTATATCCTTTTGTTTTAAAGTAGCTATCCCATTCGTCTTGCTCCTTTATGTTAATATGCCCCCATTGTTCGTCAAAGCCAGGAACTCTTTGTGATGTGCTACTAAACAAAATGTAATTAGGTTCTATCTTACTAAACAAGTAATCAAGTTCTTTGTCTGTCATATGTTCTGCCGTCTCTATGAAGTTAAGCAAGTCGGTAGTAATAGGCTCGTCTAATATTTCTACATATGCTACGTTCTTTTTCATATAATCTTGATGCGACTTAAATATCTCAAAAGCTACAATATGATAACCTGCTTTGAAGTAAGCATCGCTATAAACTCCCGTTCCTGCTCCGTAATCTAATACGGATACAACAGGCAAGTCTTCAATCTGTGCAACAGTATTTCTTGCCAAGTCCTTAAAAAAGTCGTTGTGCATTCCTATTCCGTGGTTAAGTTCGTACTCTAAGAACTCTTGTTCAGTTAATAGCATCGGTAGTTTTGTTTATGTATATCTATTAAAAACTCTTTATATTGTTTCTTGTCTCCAAAGTCTATGTGGCATTTCCTACATAACCCCATAAGGTTCTCAATCGTGTCTTTATCGTTTGAACCACCCATTCCCCTCGCTTCAATATGATGCACGTCTACTGCTTGACACCCACACACTTCACAGGGAACGAAGTCAGTTGTTTTATACCCCATTCCCTGCAAATAAATTTGTGTGTGTTTTTTCATAGCTTCCCCATTAAATTTCTCCGATGATTAATAATTAAAAAAATTTAACTATGAAAATTATTTATTGTCTATTTCTTTTAGCTTGTTAATTGCCCACTCAATACCACTTGTACCACCCCAACAGTCCCACATTAAACCGCCACAACCTTCGCTATAAGGAACGTCTTTATGTTGTTGATGTCTTTTGAATGAAGCCATACGAGCAATAGTATCTCTACTAATCGGCTCACGATTTGCTAATTGGTTTGCCCTTGCTTTGCCTGTTGCTTCTCCACAAGAACCCCAACCATTTTTATCTGCCCATTCTAAAGCACGTTTTGCGTTGTTAGTTGCACTCTCAGGATAGTCGGTATAGCTTTCTGCAAACTTGCCACCTGCAAGGATAGCCTTCCAAACTTGCATAGCTTTCTCTTCGGTATCGTACACGCAGCCGCCTTGTCCGATTTTCCATTTTCCTGAACTGCATTGTGTTACTGGCATAGTTTACTATAAATATACTTTCGGTCTAAATTTATCTCCTCAAAGTTATACTTCTTTTGGCAGAACTCAAAAAGCTTCTGTCCGCTCTCTTTACGCATATCAGCATCGCTTACTAAATCTCTTATATGTTTATACCAATCCTTTTGACTTTTAACATAGTGAACGGGCATATCTAAGTACGGATTAACGTGACTAACTATGGCAGGGTTCTTTTTAGAAGCAGTTTCTAATACTTTTAGGTTTGACTTCATAGCGTTGAACTTGTTATCTACCAATGGAATAACTGAAATATCCGAGTCAGTATAAGCTCCCATATATTCCGTAACTCTTGCATAGTTGTATATAGTAGGGTTAAGTTTTAGTCCGCAAGTGAAGGCATCAATCATTTTATCCCATATAGGCTTTTCTGCATCATTATATCCTGCTATAACAGTTCTTATGTTCATACCTTGCAAACGTTTGAAAGGTTGCCTTATCAATTCCAAGTCTCTTTCGTGCGTTCCGCTTCCGCTCCAGAATAATCTAACCTTGTAATCTTCGGTCTTGTTATCTGTAAACTGCTCTTGCCCGTATGGAAGTGCGTTTGGTAGTATGTGAACGTTTTTATTAAAAGGACTTATCTCTTCTGCCAACCTTTCGTGTGTACAGGTGCATAGGTCAGCTATTTGTAAAAAGTCGGTAATCTGTTTACCTATGTTGTTATACTTATATCTCCAATATAAAATATGTGTTTCGCTAAGTTCCCAATGGTCATCGTTATCGACTACTAATTTAAAGCCATATTTTGTGCGCCAAATATCCATTTGTTCTGCCGTAATCTCATTAAGCATTCTATTAATTAGAAGAATATCCCAACCTTGTTCAAGTATTTCGTCATTAAGCACATCAGTAATAAGTGCGTACTCTTTTTCTAAATGTACTATTGGCATCATTATTCGGTGCAGTCCAACTCCTGAGTTGGCAGAAGTTATACAAAGTATTCTCATTTGCGCTTCTTACGTTTTTTAACTTCGTCTGTAATAAATGTAATTACTAAGTCATCATTTGGTTGTAAGTCGTACCATTCGTAAAGTCTTTTAATCATATCAAAAATACAATGGCTGCACCATACTGTTAATATAAAATCTGGGTTCATATACTTTCGGTATATATGCTCGTACATTTTTAAGATGTCTAAATCTATATTACGCACATAACCATTCTGCACCATTTCGTAATTTGGTCTATGTAAGTCTAAATAATTTCTATGTTCTATTTCCATAAGTTCCACATTAGTTTTGAGATTAAAGGTGCTGCAACTCCTGGTATAAATACAAACGCAATTATGTCGGTAAATATTGTAGGTAATAAATATAAAGCCAATCCTGTCCAAGCTGCTAAACAACTTGTGCAACTAAAAGGCTTAAAATCTAATTTCCACTTTCTATGAAATTGGTGTATCTCTACAAAGAATATTGCAAAGCATATTGCTGCTATAATTATCATAATTTTATTTTTATGTAGTCAGGGAAGGATTCGAACCTTCACAACTCGTTTGTCTGCTGGAACGAGTACTCCCAATGGTTGCGACCCATACATTGCGGTTACCTATTTCGCCACCTGACTATAATTATCATTTGCGTAATTGTTTTTTAAGTTCTCGTTTAGTTAATTTAAGTTCTCTATGTATTGACATATAAGGTATGCCTGTAACCCTGCTTAATTCTTTAGCGTTGCAGTTATGCTTGATTGCATAGACTCTTAATAGTTCCGCTTTATACCAGTGCATTTTTGATAACTCATCTTCTACTTTGTTAAGTAAATCTTCGTCTCTATCGTGTACTATCAATTCTACTTCTAATGGTTTTCGGTATGTCCTATAAAATTGGCTCGTGTTACTTTGCATCATATTAATCATAGTTCTAACCAAGTAGAACTTTAATACGTTGCGTGTGCGCATATCAATTAAACGCTCTTCTTCCATTTCACATAGCACCTTAAATAGTTCGCTTCTTAAATCGTCTCGTAAATCTTCAGGCTGCATTTTATCTATTGCTTCCTTAAGTTCTCGGCTTTCCCAAAGTTCTAATATGATGCTATTCTTGTTCATATTCCTTTAAGGTTAATTTGCCGTTGTCTTCGGTTGCTATGTAACAAAAGCAATTTGCAGTTTTTGCTAAGTTTAAGAATGCTATTTGGTAGCTGCTAAGTTTATCGCCTATCGCTTTTGTTTCGCAGTATACCGCTACTCCTGTTTGTGTATGAAACCCTACAACATCTGGAACTCCTTTTAAACCTATGAAGGTGCGACCCCTAACCGCAAGGTTATTGTTGCGCCATACAAAACACCCATTTTTATTTAGGGTCTTAATTGCTTCTTTGGTTAATTCGTTTGCGGTCATAAAGCAAAAATATACTAAAGTTCTTGATATTGACAAATACTTTTAAATATTTGATAAGCTACCTGTGGAACTATTGCATTTCCGTAGGCTTTTAAACTTTCTTGTCTCCATTTAGAAAAGGTAATGTTGTCCAATTCTTTGGGAAGCCCATCATCTCCTCCACAAATAGGGGGTTCAGTTGGGAACATTTTGAAGTTTGTTCTATAAAATTTGCTGCATCTTTTAAACTGTTTGTCATTGGATTGTGTTTCTCTCTTGGTGCATTCCCCCTTCTCCCTGCATTTTTGTCTGATGCAGTTGGTGTCGGTAGCATTCCTTTCATTGCCATTACTTTCAAAGGCATTGAAAATGATGTCATTCCTTTTTCTTTTAATCTCTCCATTCTTTTGTCCCAAGTTTCTGGTAAACTCCTGTCTTCCATTGCGGTCGGAGTAGGCAATAAACCAAATTCGGTCTCTACGGTGTGGTGCGTTAACGGCACAAGCTGGAAGTAAAAACGGGAGGACTTCGTAGCCTTCAGCTTCCAACTCAGTTTGCACCTCGTCGAATACCAATCCCCCGTTCCAATTAGTAAGTCCGCGAACGTTCTCGCCCACAACCCAACTTGGTTGAATTTCCCGAATTGCTCTAAGCATTTCTGGCCAGAGGTGTCTCTCATCTTCTTTGCCAAGTCGCTTTCCTGCACTTGAGTAGGGTTGGCAAGGGAAGCCTCCACTAATGATGTCGATTGTTCCTCTGTGAATAGTGAAATCTGTTTTTGTGATGTCATTGTAACTAATTGAATTAGGGAAGTGATGTTTTAAAACTTTTTGTCCAAAGGTGTTCCATTCGCAATGAAATACGTTTTCCCAACCGCACCATTCTGCTGCTAGATCAAAGCCACCTATTCCGCTAAATAAACTGCCGTGTGTCATTTGAATGAAGTTTTATTATTAGCAATTTGCAAATCAAAAAATAAAGCTACGGCTACGGCTCGAGCCTGGTTCTTTAACCATTGCTCAGTCCACTCGTCTCGGTACTGCTTTGCACTTATGATGTCCATTTTATTAGCTTTGTAGGTAATAATCTCCATAAGTTTCTTTTTAGCAAGTGCGCCATCTTCTTTTGTCCATACCTTGATGCCTGAACTATTAAGCTTTGTAAATACACTTAGTGGGTTAAACAACCTGTCAAAAGTTCTGTTTTCTAAAAGCTTATATTCTTGATAAGAGTAATCTATTATCTCTAAATCGGTTAAGTGAGGAATTGCTTCTACTCGTTCTTGTGGCATCATTTTTCTTACTTCGTTTGCTTTTTTCTTATACCTATCCATTACCTGACTAAAATAAGCAGGACTAAAGTTCTGGTAGTGGTCTATAAAGTCATTGGCTACCATTTGCTTAAACGCTACTTTAACCTCGTTTATTGTAAACGCTCCGTACTCGGTTCTTATCCAATCTTCTAAAATTGCTAACTTAACTTCGCCAGGATTGTTTATGCCTACAAGTTGCATCAAGTAAACAAGGTTTTGTTTAAATATGGTAGAGTTCAGATTGCGTACCCTCTCCCCCGAAAAGCTTTGCATAATCTCCTTCTCCATAGGAAGTAGAGTGGATATAGTTGTAGTTTCTAAGGTTGTCGAGTTCGTGCTTATTAAGTTTTGGCTTATTGTTTGTAGTTCCTTTTGCATACTGTTTAGTGTTTGTTATCCAATTATTTGCTGCTGCTCCCCAACTTTTCATTGGGTTCTTACCTACTTTCCACCCATTGCTTGTGTAGTAATTTACAAACTTTTCGGCTTCAATCTTTGCTTGATCTATTCCTATCCGGATTGCCATATATTCGTAAACCTGGTCAAAAGTACACTTACTTTTATTTATATTTATATCTTCATTTTCATTTTCATTTACATCTTCCATAAGGTTATGTTTAGCTAAACCTAATGGTTTTGTGTTATTTTTAGGTCTACCACCCTTAGAGCCATTGTTTCTGCGGCTTTCAGTAAATTGAATACGTTTTTCAATCTCTTCGCTTAGGCGTTCATTAAAAAAATTTCCGTCTTTGTCTTTTGAAAACTTGCTCAAAACATCAACCGAAACCGAACCTAAAGATAACCTAATGGTTTTGTCTGTAAGTGTACCTTTTTGGTGTTGTAAACATAAGAGAGTAATAAATTGTCCTCTCTCTTCCATTGTTAAGTCAGCTACTCCATTTAGGAAGTCGCTGCTATAAAATAGGAATGCCGGGTCTTTTGCCATAATAAAATAAAAAAGCCCCCAATAGAGTCCAGCTATCGAGGGCTATTATTTAACCACTAAACACATTATCGGCTGGACTTTCGCTAATGTGTCTTTTATTTATGCTGCGAATATACACTAAATTTCTTTAAGTTCTAATTTTAAACAAAGTTTTTTTAGCTTCGTTTTAAACCAGTCCTCAGTTTCGATTAGGTTATTTGCTTGTTTTATGTTATGGATAGCCGTTGTGTGGTCGCTTGTTCCTGTGTACTGGCTTATCTCCTTTAGGCTTAACTTGGTGTATCTCCTGAGTAAATAAGCAGCAGCCTTGCGACCGAACGTTGTTTTTAATGATCTATCCTTAATTAATACATCGCACTCAAACTCTTCGTCTACCAATTTGACAATAGTCCTTGCGCCAATGTCTAACCCTAAAGGCTCGTTATCTTCTATGCCTAACAATCCAAGTTGCTGCATCATTTCGTGTAGCTGCAAATGGGTGTTACGTTGCGCAAAGTATAACTCCTTTAACTGTCTAATTGATATATCTCTTTTTCTCGTTAGCATAATTAAAACGGCAATCCTTCCGTATCTTCTTTTGGTTTAAAATCATTTACATAAATCTTGTAATCTGGTTGCTTATCCTCGGTCTTGTAAGCATTAACCCACATAGAATATTTAACATCATTGATTGTAAAATTAATTACTTCTCCTTTAGCGGTCTGCTTTTTCCAAGCACCTGCACTCCATTTTTTTTGTTCCATTTTTTACTTTTTTATTAGTGAATATTTACTTACAAATTTAGGTTGTTTCTTATTACCTACGTTAATTAAGTCGGACTGTATCTTATATCCTTTGCGTTTAAGTTCAAAGATAACTGCCGATAATCTTAGGCTATTAAACTTAGTTAGAGCCTGGATTGGTGTCAATGTTTTGCCCGAAAGCAAGTGGTTCAAGATTTGTTGTTTCTGTGTCATTGTTATTGATTGGGTTAAAAAATACAGGTTTGTCTAATTTGTTTTCATACTTTTTAATAAAGGCTAATAAGTCCTCGTATGCCTCTTCGTTATACCAAGCGTAATGGTAAACTTCTGCAAGTAGCATCTGCCTTTCAAATGGTAGCAATTCTCTCATTAGCTTTTCTTTATTGTTTCTTTAATCTTGTTAAATTCGTCTAAACTCTTGATAGCTTTGATTTTCTCAATAGCTTTATACTTTTGTTCCTGAGTAAACTTTGTCTTGTCTAACTGCTCAATCAAGAACGCCTTTTGTCCTTCGCTTACTTCGTCTTTATGCTCATTGGTAGCATCTGCATCTTTAGTATCGTCTATGGCAAACAATCCGTTAAGTGCGTATTTTCGAGCATACGAGCTACACGCACCAGTGAGCTGCGCAGAGTCCATTCCTTTTTTGTTTTCCTCTTCTCTTGCAAGACCCGTGCAGGTAATGTTATTTTCTCCGTCACTTAAACAAGCCGTAGCCTTTACATAAACTCTACCGCCTACTTCTATTACTTCGTCGCTTAACATTAAAGCGTAGCCGTATTTATGGCAGATAGGTTTTGCAGCTTCGATTATATCTTCTGCACTTCGGTACTTGTATTTAGCAAAAGCATTGAATTGGTTTTTAGGTGCTTTTAGTTCCTGTTGAATTTTAATTAGGCTCATTTGTTTCTGGTTTTGTTTCGTCAATAATATAATGTTCTAACACTTCGATAGTCGGCTCTTGTTTTTTTCTCATACCTATAAATATTTCATAGGCTTGTGAGTAGTCCAACGATATAGTGTCTTTTTGGTAACGACCATCTACTGTTGTATAATAGTAAACATCGCCTCTGTGGTTAGTTTCTTTTACAAATTCAATCTTCATATAATTCGTTTTTTAAAAGTTCAAGTTCTGCATTGTGTTCTACCCAACGAGTAAACGTGTAATCGTCATCTTCGTAATCGTAGTTTTTAGGTAGTAAAGCGGGGTCGTAAGGGTTTGATGTACTCCTGCTCCCGTCGATTAAGATGTTCCCGTATCGCTGATATTGGAACATTTGGTAAGTGGTTAAATGTGTCATATTGTGTTTTGTTTCAACAAAGATAACACATTACACAATACAAAGTGCAAAAGTCAAAAAAATATTTTTAATTGTACGCAAATACGTACAAAGTAAAGCTAAAACTTGACTAAAAATGTAATAAAGTAAAGGTATAACTTGACAAAGCCGGTAGTAAAATGCAGCCAAAAGTAGTAGTATTACTACCTTTTGTTGTACTAAAGTGCAACATTATAATAGCTTTTGAAAGTAAAGTTTGTCAGAACCCCCGTAAGAATACTCCGGTAAGTAAAGCTTAAACCCACACGAAATAAGATTATTAGCACTTGGAAAGTTATCAAGTGTTGTGTAAGTGATAGCAATATGGCAAAAGGTCGATGCAGCTTTTAGCCTTGTCTTAATCATTCGTCTTTGTATTCCTTGCCCTCTATGTGATTTCTTAACCCACGCTCGATTAAATATGCAGATGCCTTTGCTATAAATAGAACCGCAGTAAGCTACTATCTCGCCTTGGTCAAGCATAACCCACCACTCACGATTGAACTGAAACTCATCTCCGCAACCCTTGAAGTTAGGGTTGGTGTAATCTAACTCCCTTAATTGCTCGTAGGTTTCTCGGTCTAATATATTGCCGAAGCTAAATATCTTCTTGAGGCGCATTGTGTATAGTTTCTAATTTGGTTAAATAAAGTATTGCATCTTGCAGTTCCTCTTTTAAATGCGTTATCCATTGACCTGTACTTAAATCATTTCTATCCATTGTAGTTCCGTACTTTGATTTCCCTACAAGTTCACGCCTACGCATATCTTCTATTACTAAGCTAAGTATTTTACTGTCCATTATTTGTCGGTTTTGCTATGTATCTTAAAACAAGTTTTGCACTTGTATTGTATTTTCTTTACACCCGTTGCGGTTGTTCTACGAAGTGAAATAATTAAATCATCGCTTCCACATTCAGGGCAAGAGCCTCGGTCTTGACCGAATATAACTCCGTAATGTGTTTTAGGTTCGATGTGTAACTTTAAAGCGTTAAATACTTGCTCTAATAACACCACATCTTTTTGGCAGTACTTAATCATTTTAGCCATAGCGACTTTATCCTTATGCAGAACGATGTCCTTCCATAAACTATATTCGGTCTTTATCTTAGTGCCAATGCCTAAGTAGTCAGCTATGTAATTAAGCTTGTTGCTATTAAATCTAAACTTAGACCTCGCTACCTTTAGCGTATCAATAGTTGTATATGAAGGGAACATTTCTATTCCGTGAAATAAACACCTGGTTCTAACCCACGGCAAATCAAACTTGTCTCCATTATGTCCTACTAATTCCGAAGCGGTATTGGCTACCTCTACAAACTTTTGAAGCATCTTTTTGTCGCATTGTTTACTATCCCATTCCAAATGGTAAACTTCTTTCTCATCTTCCCATTTGTAGCATATACAAATGATTGCCCGTTCTTTAATAATGCTATCAGCGGTTACATTAAGCTTATATCCTGCACTCCAGAAAAAGCCGACGTTGGGCGAGGTTTCGATGTCAAAGAATAGTCGTTTGCGTTTTGATTTTAGCATTGTTTATTTTTGGCTGAATTTATCTATTGTAGTAGTACCCATTGCAGCTATGCAAATAACCATTACGGCATCTACAAGTTTATCCGAAGGGGCAATCTCTTGATGCGTGAAGCTATTAGCTAATAAGGTAACACAGATAAACAAAGCCGATAGTAAAGCAATAACTCGCTTTGTAGACACGCTACCTCTTTCGTCTGCTAATAAGTTGGCTAACCATTTCATAATATTAATTTAAGGTGTGAAGTATAATTTTGACTCAGATGCTCTACGCTTTGTAAGACCTGCAAGAACTTTCCCACCTGCTTTATCCCACTTAGCAAACTCTAAAGCTATCGAAGGGTCGTTAGGGTTAGCGTTTACCTTCTTTAATAAAGTAGAACTCTTTAGGTTACCGATACCTGCGTTATAGGCAAAGCTTGTAAGGGCTGCGAACTGATTAGGTGTAACCGCACTCTTAACCAATGGAGCAACCTTATCAGCAAACTCTTTAGCTATAATTTCAAATAACTCATTTGCTCGTTCTTGGGTAATCTTATCTCCTGGCTTTACAGGTCTGCCATCTTCATAAAAAGTATTCCCGTAGCCGATAGTATCTTTTGCAGCACTGCATTTGTAAGCTACTAATTTGCAGCCTTCGTAGAATTTAATAAGGTCTTTACCTTTGTCGTTTAATTGCATTTTAATTTATTTGTGAGTATAAAAAGAATGTTAGCATAGCAAACAAAACTGAATTAAGCCTATGTAGTTTTATTTCAAACTGCACCGCTTTTTCATACTGCTCGTAAATTGCTATGTTTTTATAGTATCTATTACGATAGTCGTTTAACGTATCGTTTGATATTTTATTGCGTTGAGTAAGGGTATCTTTAAGGGTAAGTAAGTCGATTCGAAGGCTATCCCTTGTCTTGATGTTAGCTTTAATTAAGCTATCTATTCGTGCTTCTTTTAATGCAACTAAATTACTAACGCTATCAAATGCTGCGTTTATCTTTTCGCCTTCTGCTCTACTAATTACTATCTTCTCTTCGCCACCTATTTTCTTAACTACCGATTGGGCGAAACTTAAACTTGGTGCTATTAGTATCAACAGAATTAGCAGAATCCAATTTAGCCTTAACTTCATTTAGTTCCGTTTTTAATTCTTTTACTTCTTGTTTTAAGGTAACAATAGTTTTTACTGTCTTAGTAATTACCTTCTTGTTATCCTGGGAAGCCACACCCTGCACCGCTACACTTTGCACTTGGCTTTGTTTTACTTTGTCTTGCAGCTCTTTAATCTGGTTATCGGTCTTAGTTCCGCAACCTATCAAAGCAACCAATAATAAATACCGCATTACTTAAACTTTTTAAGAGCCTTTAAGTCTACTGCCATTTCCAAACGAGCCGTACTCGCTGCGTTACTGCTATCGCTTTTGCGCACCATTTCATACAAACTTCCTATCTTTTCGTCTTGCTTTTCGTTACGCTTTGCATTGTCAATATAGAGGTAACTAATACCGCAGATACATAAAAATAGCATACCAACTACAGGGTTCTTGCTAAACTCTTTAAATGAAATTGGTAACGGGTTAGCCGATACGCTTACGCTTTTTGCTGCTTTTGCCATATTATTTTCTTTTCCAAAAGAATAAGATTAGCGTAATTATCAATATAAGCGCAATTAGAGCCTTATAAAATTCGCTAAAGGACTTATCCTTAGTTTTAGTTATCTTCGAAATTTGGGTACTTTCTGTGCGACTGAGAGCCATTGAGTCCGTTCTTGACTGCTTACTATCCGTTTGTTTCTCTTTTGTGCCTCTTGTGTAGGTCTCGGTGTACTTAGGAATAGTTATCATACTATCCTTAGTAACCCACAAAGTATCGTAGTAAGTTATTGTCTTGGTAAAATACTCTTCCTTTTCTACTACCTTGGTAATGCTATCGTATACGACTACACGCACCGAGTCAAATGTCTTAACAACTGTGCTATCTAAACGCTCCGATGCCTTCTTAACTGAGGCGCACGAAGTAAGTAATAAGGCTAAAAGTATTAATCTCATTTAAGCTTTTTGGTCATTTTGTAATAGTAGCGAATAGCCATAAGACCTGAAACGATAGCCACCAAACTTGCAATCAATGTGAATAGCGGTTGAATATTGGATAGGCTAATAATAGCACTAAATACACTTACAATAGTTGATTGGTCTGCTTGGTGGTTATTTGCCATTATAGTTCTTCTTCTTCTTGTTTGTTAAATTCTATGCCAGTAGTCCAATCTTCTAAAAAAGTAAAGTCTTCCAAGCCATTGGGGTTCACTACGTTAATTATTACAAAGTCAAATTCTTTATCATTTAAGGCTTCAATATCTTTTGTAAGCTTCTTGATGCCTTCTTTTGAATATTTGTAATTTCCTTTGTCATCTAATAGTAAGCAGTCCTTATCGTCAGTTTGGGCATTGTCTAAACGCAAGATTTCAACTTCGGCTTGGTACGCTTCGTGGTGTGGTTTTACTTTGTTGTAAATCTGGACTAACTTTTTTTGGGTCTTTGTTTCAGTTCCGCCAATAACTGCGTTTAAGTTACCGACAAGTTGTAATAGTTGCTTGTACTTCATTTTTGTTGTTTTAAGCGTAAATTAATGATGTTTTGTTTGGGTTATTACCTAATAAATATCCATATAAAGTATTTTTATTCATACCTAAAAGCTTTGCAGCTTCTCTTACAGAACTATAAAATATCCCTGTTTGTGTATCAATAACTGGTTTTGAATGTACTTCAGATGCTATTCTGCTATGTCTTTCAGTTCCTTTTTTTAAACCTGTGTCGAAAGCGTGTTGTATATTTTGACTTGCGCTGCACCATTCCAAATTGTCTAACCTGTTATCAGATTTTATCCCATTTTTATGATTAATCATAGGATAATTATTAGGGTTTTCTATGTATGCAATTCCAATAAGCCTATGTATACTAAAATCCTTCCTTGTTCCATTATTACATAAAGTTACTTTTAGATAACCTACATTTGATAAAACAGGCTTTAATTGTTTATTCTTTTTAGTGTTATATACTATTCCTTCTATACTTATGGAATAATTAGGATAACCTGGAATTGCCTTCATACGTTGTTTTTTATTTGTAAAGATATATTATTTATCCCAAGGTAATGGCAAATTAATTATTGGCGGGTTTTTAAGGTTTTCAATCTGAGTATCTAAGTTTAACTCCATAGCATCTACGTCGTTTCCTGCTATTAACCACTCACACACTTGGTCAAATGTTAAATTGTCATAAGCAGTAAAGTCCGTGTCCGAAGGTGTAGCACACGACATTGTTCCATACACTTCAGCGTTGTAAGTTTTGTCTCCGTCTACTTGTTCTGCTTGATAGCGCCAATGCACTACTTTAACTACGTCGGTTAAACCATCTTCGCTCGGTGCGGTGTCCATTGAGTTAATTACCCATTTAAAAGTTGTCATATTATTTTATTTTATCGTTTAATTCTTGAATTGCTTTAATAAGTACAGGTACTATTTTGCTATAATCTACTCCCTGCATTTCCTTTCCGTCTTTTACTCCTGTTACTGCGTAGTTAATTACTGATTGTAACTCGTGAGCAATAACACCATAAGAACGGGTTTTATCTGACTTCCATTCGTAATCGTATGCTTTTAATTTGCTTACTAAATCAAGTCCGTTAAAGTCCTTAAGGTCTTGCTTTAAGCGATAGTCAGAAGATGTATTGTAAGATGTTGTACTTCCTGAGCCTGTAATTGAACCTATTTGTGTGCCACTTAGAAAAAATTGCGCAAATGTATGAGAGCCTGTTCCAAATAATCTTACATTAGCAAAAGCACTTCCCTGTGACAACATAGTACCACTTCCAGAAGTTGTAGTTGTTGTCATATTAATAAGCACTTCCCCCCCATTTGTTATGCGCATACGTTCGCTTCCACCTGCTTGGAACATTATATTACTTGCAATTGTTGTTAAGTCAGTATAAGCAGATGTACTTCTATTGTATGAACGTAATTCTGTTGAAGCACCGACAACATCAAATTCAAAACCATTTGCACCATCATTAGATACTGCTAATTTACTATTAGAACTTGGAGATGCAGTACCTATACCTACGTTACCTGCGGCAGTTAATGCAAATTGACTTCCTTGTGATTTTCCGTAAGTATTTAAATAAGTATAAGAATTTGTAGGTGTAACTGAATCATAAACATATCCAAACTCTGATGCTTGATTAAATGCAATATTATATCCAATTAATGTGCTACTATAATATTTTGATGAATTTAAATATGTAGATTGGATAAATTGTCCAATATAATCTGTTGTAAGAATATGTTGTTTATAGCTTGGCGATGTAGTACCTATACCTACTGAGCCGCTTGAATTAATCCTTACTCTTTCAGAATTATTTACAATAAAACGGATATATTGATTAGATGAATCTCCATCAATAAAAGTACTTCCTGCACCCCATCCAAATAATCCCCCATTAGATGCTAAGAAATTCGTTGCCGTTACACTACTTGAGAATGTAGCTGCTCCACCTGATGCAATAATAACATCTGCACTATTTCCTGAACCACTTAGGACTAAACCACTTTCCCCTCTTACTGCAAATTTTCCATTATGCCCTGAAATAATACCTTGCGCTCCACCTACAAAACCTACTGTTGTTGCTGACTCAGTCCATCTTGCGTGAGATGAACCTGCCGCTGCGGTGATTTGTAAACGATTGCTTGGACTTGTACTTCCCACACCTAAGTTCCCACTCGCATCTAACGTCATTGCTTGGGTAAAGGATATAGCGTTACCTGCCGTTCCTGATGGAGCGACTTCCCAAGAGAACCCACCTGTAAAACCATTAACTAAAAAACGAGATGAAAAATCACTTGATATATATTTTGCACCTGAATCGGTAGCTAAATAGTTAGCACCTAAATAAGCAATAGGTACAGTTGGGTGCGAAATTAATGCAACACCACTTGTCATTTGTATTGCTCTAAAACCTGTTGCCCAAGACGCACTCGGTGTAACTCCTAATCCTAAATTGCCTGAAGCGTCAAGACGCATTTTTTGTGTGCCATTAGTATAAAAGTTTATAGGTTTAGCACCTGCGCCATAAAAATAATGTTCAGCAGAAGTTCCACCTAAGTATAAGTCACCTGTTGAAAATAAAAATTGTAAATATTTTTCACTTGTATTACTTGCTCCTACTGTAACTAAATTATTCCCATAAGATAAAGTAGTTCCATTATCAGTTAATAAGCTATCCCCTATCGTACTTGTACCTGTAAACTTAGGTAGGTAGTTAGTAGTACCTGTACCCGTTACTGGATTGGTTAAAGCGTTTTGCTTGTTGTTAAACGTAGTCCAATCGGTGCTTGATAATAAACCTTGTTGTGAACCACTCGCAGTAGCAATAGCTAAAGTAATAGTTCCACTTGTTGTAATAGGTGTAGAGCCAATAGTTACTCCGCTTGTTGCAGAAGATAAGCCTACACTTGTTACAGTTCCACCAGATAAATCATCGGTAAAAGCAATCGTTCCACTCTTTGCAGGAAATGAAACTACATAGTCATTGCCCGTTGTTAAACCAGAAGGTCTTAAACTTATAATTCTACTTCCACCACTTTGCTTATCCCAAGCTCTTATGAATGATGTTCCATAATAAACCTTTTCTCCTGCTGCTTCAACATTTAACCAATCCGATGTGCTACCTGAAATTTGTATTCCACTATTAGAAACTATTATTCCACTTGTAAAAGTCTTAGCACCTGTTATAGTTTCCGTTCCTGCTTTGTGTACTACTAAAGAGTCGTCTGCTGGTGTATAGCCTAATATTGTAGATAAGCTCTTATTTTTCCAAAGACTTGTTGATGCTTCCCAAAATAACCCGTCATTGTTTGAAGGTGTTTGAGCTGCCACGTTATGAATTTCGTCTAACTCGTATCCGTTCTGTATCTTAACTTCGATAATACCTTGCGTTGGGTGTGAACGCACAATTATACCTACATAAACTAAGTGAGCAGGAGCGTATTGTTTTGTACTTGTATAAGCACCCGCAGTTGTAGAACTCAAATAAAGTTGAGTGCCTTCTGTGTATGCTTGGGTATCTAAATCGCTTAATCTACCTGCTACTACTACATAACCATTATTCATATTAGTTATGTCAGCTTGTACGATGCCGTATGTTTGTGCGCTTGTGCTATCGCCCGTTGCAATAGCCTTAGTAACTGTTGGCAAGTTCCCTTGTCCACCATTGATATAAACAATAGTTCCTTTTGTTAAAGTCGCACCTGTGCTATTGTAAACTTCAGTAACTAAGTTTTGTGCTTGGCTGATAATAGAAGGGAAGGTCGCTAAAGTTCCGTCTCCTTTAATGTATTGTGTACCCGTACCTGCAAAGCCTATATTAATAGTTCCGCTTGTAGTAATAGGGCTTCCTGTAATTGTTAAAGCATCTCCACTTTCGGTAATCGCTACGCTTGTAACTGTACCCACCGCACCGCTTGAACGCTGCCAAATAGTACCGCTATAAATAACATAATCGCCAACTGCAAAACTAATCGCACCTGCTCCGAAGTTCACGCTACCTGCTGCATTACAAATATAAACATCTCCCGTGTCGCCCGTTCCGTTTGCAAGTGTCGGTGTGTTAGTCGCTGCACTCCAAGTTCCCTTGTATTCCATAATAGAACTCGGTAGCTGACTGATAGGCACTTTACCTTGACTATCCAAAGAAGCATAACCATTAGCGTTGCCCTTTTCACTTCTTAGTTGATAAGTATCTAATAAAGCTTGTGAAGGGAACACCTCTACATAAGCAGAGCCACTCCATAAATAAAGCTTCTGTGTGTCTTTAGCACAAAATATAACATCAGTAGTTCCAGTTGCAGGGAACGAAGCATAGTTTGTATAGAAGCTAACTGCACCGCTAAAAATAGCACCTAATTGCGCAAGTGTAATCTTCTTACTTACTCCCGTTGTTGGGTTGCCTATAATAGTTAAATCGGTACTCGCAGGTGCTAACTCGGTAGCTAATTGGTTAATCTTTTTGCCTATCATTTTAGTATGTATAAGTTTGTTTTATTTTTTTGTGCTCCGTGAAGTATGCCTGATAAAGTAGAATATATTATACCTGTCTTTTCAGATGCTTCTTTCATTGAATTATAACATTCTCCAGTAACACTATTACAAATTTTAATAGCATTTGGGTGTTTCCCATATTGCATATATGGTCTCTTTATACCTTTTCGTGCCTCAGATATTTTTTTATTTCTTTCTGCACTATATACTCTTCCTTTATTAGTATTTCTAATTTTTTCTACAATTTCACGAGGTATTTTTCTACCTGTTAAAGATTTGCTTACATTTTTTCTATACTCTTCGCTTCTAATTGCACCAATCGTTCCCTCTCCGCCATCAGTTAAATTAGCTAAAGTTCCTGTCTTTTTATCTATTCTACCATATAAAGAAATAAACTCTTTTTCTTTTTCTAATGCTTCTTGATAGCTTATATCTTCCATTAGTATTTCTACTTCATATTCCGACTTAGCAACTATATTATTCCACAAGCCATTCCTTCTTAGTTTATAAAATGCTCTTTTAGTATCTTTACCAATACCAATGTAGAATGGCTCATTTTTATCAAGCCTAATATGTCTATATACACAAGCCATTAATATGCGTATATAGATGGTACGGCGCATCTATCGTTTAAGTAAGGTAATTCCATTGTAATATCTATCTTAACTCCTGCAAGATAGTCGGGGTCGCTCTCGGTAAAGTAAGTCAAAGGAGCAGTATCGCCAATATCCCAAATCGCTTTAGGGTATCTTAATTGTGCAACTATGTCCTGACCTACTAAAGTCATATCACTAAGTACTTCGGTTTCGTTTGTTTCTTCCATTAACATTCTGTCCATAAAATAAAGGCTAAAATTATAGGTAATATTTTTAGCGTTTATAGTTGCACCCGTTAAAGTGTAGAACATAGCAGGATAAGTAACCTCGCCATTGCTTAAACGCTCCCACACATCTCCGAAGTAAACAAAATTAATTTGTTCGTGGTCGTTTCCGAGTGTCGTTATTTGCTTTACTATTTGATTGAGTGTTAGGCTCATTCTTAATTTTTTCTAAATAAACACGAAGCTTATTTTGGTTTTTAATTGTTGTTACTTTACTCATATTTAGCAGCCACTACAACCTTTGTCTCCTTGATATAGTTCCTCAAAGCTTTTACCTGCGCAGCAATCGTAATCGCCAAGCCAGATGCTCGTTGTGTAAGCATCATTGTCAGGGTGTATTGCATCGATGCCACTTCCAGGGTTGAGGTACTCAGGATAGGTCGTAGAATATTCTTTTAAGTATTTAATCATTCTTTGCTTGTAGAACTCCGCACGAGCCTTATATCTATTCGCCACGTCAATCATATCCTGCATAGAAGGGTTCTCGGTATTCTCTCCACTCTTTCTTAATAAACCTTTGTTGTAGAACTGATAAGATAAGCCCATTGGTAACTCACTAAGTACATAATGAACCAAAGTATCTGCAATGTAATTATCCAATAAAGTTACTTCAGGAACAGTCAAGTTGTTAGCCGTAATACCTGCTTGTAAGCGGTTGTATAAAGCACTACCAAGCGCAGGTAAGATATACATATCTTGTGCGGTCTTGATTTCAGGAAGCACAAGCTTCTCGTCTACGTTAGCGTGTAACCCAGAGCGGTCTTTAATATTCTGTACGCTTATGAATAATGTGTTTAAGCTCATTTCTTATTTTTTTCTCGTTACTACGTTTGTTTTCCACTCGTGCCTACAACTTGGCTCGTGAATGTTAGTCCCTTTTACTGTATACCAACCGCCACCTCTATTCCAAACACTATAACCAAGCCTTGCACTCATTGATTCAATCTCGCTACGGCTATACATCTTCTTAGCTTCTAATAAGTGTACGCAGAATGGTCTGCTTGTGCCTTTATTAGCATTGCTAAACCCTGACTTCCACTCGTAAGAATAACGAATTAATATTTCTGTTGTTGTAGGTTTTACTGCACCAACTGTTACACCTAATGGCTTTACTAATTCTCTCTCTATAATTACATTTGAATTATCGCCCTTGCCTATTGTCTTAGAAATAGTTTTAATGATATTTCTTTCTTCTAAGCTTTTTAAGATAGCAACAATTTCAGGTATAGTAACCTTTAAAACATCGGCTAAAACATCTGTTGTAATATTCTTTTGTTTGCTAATTTGGTCTAATACGTTTGCTTCTAATTGGTTTACATCAGCAAATGTTTGGTAGTCGTCATCATCGCTAAATCTTGTCTTACTTTTGAATACTTCAAATTGCTCTCTATCTTCTCCAAACTCATAGAATATCTTGTAATCTTCTTCGCTAAACTCTAACTCTTCCGAACCTAACCAAGTAGCTACCTCTTCATCGCTTAAAGCATAACCACCCTTTAACATTGAACTTGCTTGTTCTCTTGTTATCTTTCCCTTGTTAAAGTCTCTAATAATACGTTGCATATTCTGCCACTCACGACCTTTTAAGCCTTTAATATGTTCATTCACACTTAAAGGACTTGCTGCCATTGGCTGCTCACTTTCAATAGGCAATCCGTATTTAGTAGGGTCGATACCTAACTTCTCTAATATCCATTCTTTAGGTGCTACTTCCTTAATTACGCTTTCGCTAAAGTCAATACCAATAGGGTCTACTGGCTGAAGCTTTAACTCTTCCGTTACTCCTGCATATTGTCCAAGCATATTAAATACACCTTCAATTTGCATTTGTTTGTAGTGAACGTATGTGTTACGGAATATTTCGTAGCTATCTCTAAGTTGTTGTCTATTTCCTAATTGACCAGGAACGGCAATACCAAATAAGTCAGGACTTGTAATTTGGTGTCCGCTAAATATGTTAGTTTGTATAAGTTCGTCTACACGGCTAAAGTCCTCTTTAGTTAAATCACTCGCACCTAAATCATCAATAATAGGTTTACGAGTTGCATCATTTACAAAAGCAAGTAAATATTTCTTGCCGTCTGCACCCGTATACATATTGTCGAACTGTCTGCTTACTGCACGTTTTTCGTCAGGACTTGGCTCTCCGTTTGGTAAAGTAATAAGTTTACTTGCACTAAACCCTGTTTGAGCATTTCCTAAAACGTGCTTACTTACTTCTACATCACTTTCGATATAGTTAAGCGCACCAAAATAACCAGGAAGGCTATAAACGTTCATACCTGGGCGATACTCCTTTACATAAAGTATCTGCACACCTTGTGGGTTAGCAGGGTTAAACGCATTGTATATCTCAGCTTTTTCTTGGTTGCGTGTAGCCTTCCAATCTTCTTTGTACCAAAACTGAGTATTGTCTTTGTTAGTTCTAATCTTTGTATAATCACAATGCCACAACTCAGCTACTTGACCGCCCATAACACTCCAAATAACTTGGATATAAGCACCGCCAAATAGTTCTAAATCTAAAGCAACCTTTTTTGTGAGGTCGTTAAGGGTCTCTTCTCTATTTACCTTTTGAACAATCGCTTGTTCTCCTGCCCAACCATTGCCGACAATGTAGTTTACCTTGCCACGAATGATAGCATTATGCTTTGCAGATTTATTAAATAGGTCTAATAAGTATTGCGGATAGTCATTGTTTTGACCATACTGCATATACCCTTCGCCTTTTTTCTCTTTATATTCTGGTTGCTTTGCTTCCGCAAATGTCAATACTTGTATTTCCATTA